CTCCCTCATCATTGACCACCGTGAAGCGTGGCTGTTTGGCACGAACTCGGTGGAGGTCTGGTACAACTCGGGCGATGCCGACTTCCCCCTTACCCGCATCCAAGGTGCTTATAACGAGATAGGCTGTATTGCCCCCTACTCGGTCGCCAAAATGGATAACTCCGTCTTTTGGCTAGGCGCAGACGCTCGCGGTCAGGGCATCGTCTATCGGGCCAACGGTTATCAAGGTATCCGTGTATCTACTCATGCCGTTGAGTTTGCTATTCAGGGCTACAGCAACTTGGCTGACGCGGTGGGTTACACCTACCAGCAAGACGGTCACACGTTCTATGTGCTGAACTTCACGGATGCCGATACGACTTGGGTGTTTGATGCCGCTACGGGCGCCTGGCACGAGCGTGCAGGGTTCCGTAACGGTGACTTTAAGCGCCACCGTGGAAACAACCACGCCCGGTTCAACGGAGAACCTATTGTTGGTGATTACCAAAACGGCAAGTTGTATGCGTTTGACCTAGACGTATACGCCGATGACGGGCAGGTACAGAAGTGGCTGCGCCGCTGGCGTGCGCTACCCACGGGCGCTAACAACCTTAATCGCACGGCTCACCACTCGCTTCAGATTGATTGCGAGACAGGCGTGGGCTTGAACGGCATTGACCCGTTTGACCCGCCGGTTGAGATTACAACCGAAAACGAAGTGTGGATTAACACTGAGACGGGCGGCCCTCAACTTGTTGCCAATCTTGGCACTAACGTCCCGCAAGACATCATCACGCAAAACGAGTTGTACACACTTGGCGTTGTGGAAGATGAGGGCTTGACGTTGGCTGTTGATGGCCCTACGGTCGTTGGTGCAAACCCGCAGTTGATGTTGCGCTGGTCAGATGACGGCGGCCACACATGGAACGGTGAACGCACAACCTCGATGGGTCGCACCGGCCAATACGGCACTCGTGCCATATTCCGTCGCCTTGGCATGACGCTGAAACTGCGTGACCGCGTGTATGAAGTCAGCGGCACTGACCCAGTTAAGGTCGCCATCATGGGCGCCGAACTACAGATTAGCCCGACGGCATCCTGATGGCGCAGAACATTACGCAAATCCCTGCACCGCGTGTTCCGTTTCTTGATGAACGGACGGGCTTGGTTTCGCGTGAATGGTTCCGCTTTCTTAACAATCAGTACCAACTGACAGGTGGCGGCACTACGTCCACCTCGATTGCCGACCTTGAGATTGCGCCGTCCTTGGCCGCTAACGTCGAGGACGAGGTTGCCGTACTGCGTAGCAATATTGACGATTTGCAAAAAGGACCGCCTCGCTTTGAGCCGGGTCTAATTAACTACGGGTCGTTTTTCTCAACGCAGACGCAAGCCGCCACGGTTATCAACACGGCCACAGCAATTACCTACAACAACGCCGACCCGGCGTATGGCGTGTACCGCGATCCGGGTGATAGTAGCAAGATTAAAGTTACTCGCCCTGCTATCTACAACGTGCAGTTTTCTATTCAAGTGGATAAAACTTCGGGCGGTACGGGTCAGTTTTACATTTGGCCTGCCATCAACGGCACGGCTGTACCTGATTCGGCATCATTGATTCAAATTCAAGGCAATAACCACGAAATCTTTTCAGCGGCTAACTTTTTTCTGCCGCTGTCTAACGGCGACTACTTTCAGTTGTATTTTTCCGTAAGCAACTTGAGCGTGCAGTTGCAGCAATTTGCGGCTGCCGCTCCTGTCCCAGCCATACCTTCTATCATTTTGACTGTTATGCAGGTGTACGTATGACCGTTTACCTTTCAGCCTTTGCTGGCGCCGGAGCGCAGTTCTTTACCGACGACAACTCAGTGCTGTCGGGCGGAAAGATTTACACGTATGCGGCTGGCACCACGACTCCGCAGGCAACCTATACCTCGGTGGCCGGTACGTCTGCTAACTCCAACCCAATCATTCTTGACTCTGGCGGACGATTGCCAGAGGACATGTGGCTGTCTCAGGGCGTTCTGTATCGCTTTGTATTAAAAGACGCCAACGA